CGGACTAGACCCTGTAGGGAATGATATCTATGGCTCTACTTCTACTAACTCACAAAATGGATTGTTATCTGATGACATTATAGACCAAGCTGGTGAATATTTTACTTTTGACATTAGAAATGAAGGTACTATAGGATTTGGACTTGTTCATACTCAAGCTAGTTATGATTCTGGATTATATAGCGGTAACTCTACTTACGCTAACCCTACTACTTTTGGTGTATCTAATTCAGGTCATTCAGGTTACCAATTCTCTCACTGGTTTCACCCAACACCTAATGGCTCTTGGACAAACTACGGGGCGAACACTTCTTACTCTATGAGGGCTGGCTGGTCTAACTTCAATGGTACAAATGAACAGGCTGACTGGTTAGCTGGTAATCCTATAAAAGTAAGAGTAGGTATAGATGCTAATTCTTATATATCTATAGAAACTCTAAGAAACGGAACAGAATGGGTAGTTCACGCCAGAACTTCATATCCAATACCACAGGGCTCATCTTATAGATTAGGCGTAAAAACCAATGACACTGGAGCTCGAGTGTTTACAGTGCCTAAGGTTCACTTATTAGAACCCGCTGCCCCTACTATGAATTTTAGGTGGATTGAATCACCAGATGGTACTTTCGTGTATCCCCTGTTTACTACAGCTAAAGAAGCGAATTATTACGATGAAATACACAATGGACTAACTGCTGGTACTGGTTCAAGTCACACTCACACTTATCCTGACGACCCGACTAATACTACTTGGTATATGCCAGAAGCGTCTCACGACCCTACAAGCTATCACTATAGCTCCGCTCCAAATGGAACTGAGACCTTTAGTGGTAATACTATTAACTGGACTACCATAACATCTTTAACTAATGCTGACTTAACTCCCACTGCTTTTTCTGGTAGTGATTATACTCACCAAGAAGGGACTGTAGTTAACTTACAGTTATATCCAGCTGGAGCTACATTCACTCAATCGGTAACTATTAGCCCTACTAGTTCTGGATTAGCTTATAATTCTACTTCGGGATATTTACAGGGTACTCTTTCAGATGTTACTACTAACACTGTTTATACTGTTTCGGTAACTAGAGCCAACTCTTATGGGAGTAGTACTGGTAGCTTCACTATTACAGCTACCGATGTAGCGCCTGTTCAAACTAACTCAACACCTTGGACTAAGGCTTTAGACTTTAGTGGTAGTAGCGAATATATAAAACAGGCAGCCAATTACTACACAGTAAGCCCTTTGCATATGAATGGCTATGCTACTAACATTGCTGCGCCTAGCACTGCAGGCTACACCGCTAACGGTAGTAGTGTTCGACCTTGGGCTACTGCTATAGTATTCAATATAGACAATGTTTCGCAAAACCAACACATTTGGAATAGCGGAGAGGGTGCTGGTACAGGAGATGACAATATCTATTTAAGGCTCGACTCTAGTAAGCAACTATTTTTTGGATGGGGTCGTGAAGGAAGTGGGTACAACGAATGTAGGATTCAGGCAACAGCACTTGGTCATAATGATTGGTACGGAGTTTACATAGCTAATAACGGAACTAGACAAAGCGGCTCAAACGCTACAGCAACAAACCTCGCAGCAATGTTTGATATTAGATTAATGAATAGTGGAAGTAATAACTGGACTCTTGGTTCTAACTTATCGGTAGCGTCTGCTTGGACTTCAACAGGAGCGAATATGGATAGAAGTGTTACAGGAGACTTAACCATAGGCGGTAGAGGTTCTAACAGAAGTTTCCGAGGTCAAGTAGCTTCTATGGTAGTAACTACATTAAGAGTTAACCAACCTATGCCTACTGATGCTGAGATTGAAGCGATGATTACAGACCCAGTTTCTTGGTTAGATGATTATAAAGTTGGCGAACTATTTAGACCTATTACTTCAGCAGGAGACTTTTCTAACTTTGCTATTGGTACTGAAAGTTGTTATCGTGCTACTCAAGTATGGTTAATGGGTGACGGCACCTATGACGCTTACCCTAACGGTATTCGAAATCAAGCTGGACCTGAAGACACAAACGTTACTAAGATGATTTTTAACAGTATGGTATCAAATGATATAGAAACTGTAAGTATTAACGGATTAACTTAATATATAACTATGCCATTTTACGGAAAATACCCTTATAGACCTATCAACTCTGGTAAACTTTGGAAAAAAGATGCTAAGGGTCAAGGTTTTGGTAGTACATACGGTGGGAATCAAATATCTGACATTACTAAATCTTTGAATATCAAGACAGTGAGTGAAGATAGGGAGTCTGAAATGTTTTAAAATTTCAATTTATATTGTTTTTAAATAAACTATAAAACCTAAATAATATGAATGCAAAAGAAACCATTAAGAAAATTGCAGACGCTTTGAATATCGGAGCTGAAGAAACTGCTAAAGTCGAAGAGACTAAGGTAGAAGATAAGAGGGAGGTAGTAGAAACTACTGAAACTGTAACAGAAGATGTTAAAGCTGAAGCTGTTATAGAAGATACTAAAGAAGTTGAGACTACTGAAGTTGTAGCCGAGACTACTGAGGTTGCTGAAGACGTTAAGGAAACGCCAAAAGAAGACACTAGGATTGCAGACCTACAAAAGCAGGTAGATGAATTATCTCAGCTTTTAGAAGTAGCAGTATCAAAAGATACAGATACTAAAGAGGACATTGTACCAGAGATTCCAGAAGCACCAGTACAGCCCTTAACACATTCGCCAGAAACTACACCAGATTCTAATCGTAAGAAAATTGGCGGTCACGGTGGAGACGTTTTATCTCGTGTCTATAAATATATGAGCTAATAACCAATTAATTAATTATTAACTAAATTTAAATTTTACTACTATGGCTACAACTATGACCATTTCAAATTCAAGTTATGCAGGAGAAAAAGCAGCTGGTTTTATCGCAGCGGCTCTTCTTTCAGCTAACACTCTTGACAAAGGTGGAGTTACTATCAAACCTAACGTAAACTACCGTCAAGTAATGCAAAAAATCGCTGTAGGTGACATTATCGCTAATGCATCTTGTGATTTCGCTGCAACTTCTGACGTTACTTTAACTGAGCGTTATTTAACTCCAGAAGAATTTCAAGTAAATATGGAACTTTGTAAGAAAGATTTCGAATCGGACTGGCTTTCTATTGAGCAAGGATTCAGTGCTTTTGATACTCTTCCTAAAAGTTTCGCAGAATACCTTATCTCTCACGTTGCTGCAAAAGTTGCTACTAAGACAGAATTAAATATCTGGAATGGTGTAAACGCTAATGCTGGTGAGTACGATGGATTAGTAACTCTTATGAGTGCTGACGCTGACGTTATCGACGTTGTTACAGCTGAGACTTCTATCACTCCTGCAAATATTATCCAAGAATTAGGTGCTGTTATCGATGCAATTCCTACGACTGTATATGGTAGTGACAATCTATCTATCTACATTTCTTCAGCTGATGCTAGAAGTTACGTAAGAGCTCAAGCTGCTTTAGGTTATAAAGACCTTTATCACGTTGGACAAACTGCAATGGACTTTGAAGGTGTTAAATTATTTGTTGCTAACGGATTAACTTCTGGGCAAATGGTTGCTGCTGAGAAAGATAACTTGATGTTTGGTACAGGTTTACAATCTGATTTTTCAGAGGTAAAAGTTTTAGACCTTGCTAACATTGATGGTTCTCAGAATGTACGTATCGTTATGAGATTTACTGCTGGTGTACAATACGCTATCGGTTCTGAAATCGTTCTACGTCAAAACGCATCTTAATAATGCAAACTCAATGGGGGTGATTAATTTCGCCCCTATTTTTTAACTAATTTTTAATACTTATACTATGTCTTGTGAAATTTCTTTGGGCAGATTAGAGGGGTGTAAAGACCAAATCGGCGGATTGAATGCGATTTATTTCGTAAACTTCGGTGATACTGGTGCGTGGACTATAACAGATGAGACTATCACTGCTATAGCTGCAACTACTCCAAGTGCCTACAAATATGACCTTAGAGGTAATTCTACCTTTGAGCAGAGTCTAACGTCTTCTCGTGAAAACGGAACGACTGTAGCAGAGCAAACTTTAACAGTTTCTCTTAAAAAGCAGGATGCTGCAACTAATAAAGAAGTAAAACTTCTCGCTTATGGAAGACCTCATATCTTAATTGAAGATAATAATGGTTCTATTTTCGTAATGGGTGAAGATTTCGGAGCTGAAATGAACGCTTCAACTTCTACTGGTGCTGGAATGGCTGATAAATCTGGATATGAATTGACTTTTGTTGCTTCAGAAAAAGGATTGTCTAAGTTCTATACTGGTGATATTGCTACTGACTTTAATGTGGTAGTAGGTTCATAATTACTAATACCAATGTTACTAAGCCTCTCCTAACGGAGGGGTTTTTTTATGCCTAACATTCAAGCAGTTAATCTGTTTTTAAATAAACTAATACATTGAACTACATAACTAACAGTACCGACAATCAAGACTTAGACATTACCGTCAATCATACATTTGCAGATGGTGAGTCTCTTAACGTTATGGTAACATTGACTAAGGATGGGAATCATTCTGACGCTCAAAGCGTAGCTGGTACAATAGTTTATAATGGATATTACTCTACTTTAAGTGTATCTGGATTAGATGTAGACTTAGAGACTTTCTACACTATGGAAGTAAAAAAAGATACTAAAACAATATATAAAGGTAAAGCCTTTGTGACTACACAAACTATAGGAGACTACGTTATCAATAACGATAACTATATCAAACAAACCACTAACAGTACTAACTTTACAATATTTGAATAATGATAAATGTAATCGAACTATCTTCATACACTACACCAGAAGCGACTATAGACACTCGTAAAGGCTTTGTATCTTATGGAGAAGAAAATAACTACTTTGAATTTTTAATTGAAACCTACCTACACTCAGCTACTAATAACGCATCTATTAAATCTATATCGGACTTAATATTCGGTCGAGGTCTTTCTATCTTAGAAAAAGAAGAGGACGCTCCAGAAGTAGTAGCTATAAAAGAAATCATAAAGGATAAGGACTTAAAAAAGATTATCTTAGAGCGTAAGATGTTAGGTCAGTCAGCTGCACAAGTTATTTATAGTGGAACTGGAACTAAAAGAAAAGTAAAAGAAATTAAACATTTTCCCATACATACTCTTAGACCAGAGAAAGCATCAATGACTGGAGAGATTGAAGCGTATTTCTATCACCCAGACTGGAAGAACTATAAGAATACTGATAAACTTAAAAGAATACCTACATTCGGTCATAGTACTGACTCTATTGAATTATTTATTATTAGACAATATATCCCTAACCATACTTACTTTAGTCCTGTAGATTATAGTGGAGCTTTAGGATATGCTGAATTAGAAGCAGAGATTAGTAATTATCACCTTAACGATATCCATCACGGTTTTTCTGGAAGTAAAATTATCAACTTTAATAATGGTCAGCCAGATGCAGAGGCTCGTAGAATGATTACTGAAGATGTTAAGAGAAAGTTAACTGGAGCTCGTGGAGAAAAAGTTATCGTAGCTTTTAATGAGTCTAAAGACAATAAGACTACAGTAGAGGACTTACCTTTAAATGATGCACCAGCTCATTACGAATACTTAGCAAGCGAAGCAGCTTCTAAAATAATGGTAGGTCACAGAGTAACATCACCTATGCTTTTAGGTATTAGAGATGGCTCTAAAGGATTAGGAAACAATGCAGAAGAAATCTCTACAGCTTCTCAACTATTTCACTCTACAGTAATTAAGAATTACCAAGATGAGGTATGTGAGTTCTTAAAAGAAGTACTATTATTAAATGGTATTAAAGAGGAATTATATTTCATTACTACTCAGCCTATTGAATTTATGGACGATGACGCTAATGAGAAAGAAGATTCAGCCGACAAAGAGGAGAGAACTGGTATTAAAGGTAATAGCTACGATACTAAAGACCCTAAAAAAAAAGACAAAACTAAGTTAAGCTCGGATAAGAAATCGTTTGAAGCTAAAACTCAAGTAGATTGGCTTAAGCATTTATCTAATGTAGGAGAAAGCGACATAGACGACTCCTATGAGCTTGTAGACTCAGAGTTAGCTATTGATGAGTCGGAAGACGCAAACATCGAGGAAACGCTTAATAAGGCTATTCAGTTAAGTGCTATGCAAGGCTCTATGATGGATACTAAAATGTTTAAAGTAAGATATGCATACGTTCATAGAAGTGGAAAGAAGTCAGCATCTTCTAAGAAGTCTAGTAGAGCATTCTGTAGAGCTTTAGAGTCTTCTAACAAGGTGTATCGTAAAGAGGACATTCTTAAAATGAAAGGAATGAATACTGAGCTAGGACATAACAAACAACCTTATAGTATTTGGCTACACGCTGGAGGAGTAAACTGCTATCACGGTTGGGAACGTAGAGTATACAAAAAAAGATTAA